GTTGCTTTGTAAGCTCACTGACTCCTGCGGTTTGCAGGAAGTCGGGGAGGTCTTTGTTTAGCAATGCAATATTACTCATTTTCAATTTTCCTTTGAACGTCTAACTACCACGGTGTAAGAATTCTCCACGTTGAGACCAACGGGATACAAGTCGGGATTCTCTGCAAGAAAGTCCTTCATGTTTGTCTGATGAAGTCGTTTCTCCAGTAGGCCAAATGCACCCTGTCCTTCGATGAACGTGTACATAGAATCCCAATCGTTCGTCCAGTACCGTGACTTAACTGAGCGAATGATTGTGCCGTGTGGGGTTTTGATGCTGTCGGCTCCGATGCGCTTGCATGCTTCAAGCATTTCATCTGCGACTATCTGCATCTGCTCTTCGAGACCCTTGTCTCTCTCGTCGAACTCTTTCTTAGCTACCGCCCGCTTGTCGCGTATCTTGATGTACACGGCGGCTAGCTTGTCCATGTCAACAGAGGATGTTTCCTCCTGAACTGCTTCGTCCATTGTTTGCTCCTGTAGTTAGTAAGGTGTGGGGGAGAACAACACTGGGAAGACCTCTACGGCGACTTATCCGCAGACCCAACATTGCCTCCCCCACGAAAAGAACTATACCATAACTTTTGACATTGTCAACGTGTTTACAAAGAAATTTCTTGGCGATATAAGTCTATGATTTTGCTGTGATTTCTTATGTTGCCCTGCAACAAAGAGTACATCTTCGCTTCAACCGGACTGCCCGTGATGTGCACGATGGTCATGTTGTTGACCTGACCGGGGCGGTCGATTCGTGCGTTAGCTTGGAGGTAGGTTTCCACGCTAGTACAAGGAGCGTACCAGATGATTGTGTTCGCCGCAGTCAGGGTTAACCCGTGTGATGCAGCCTTGGGTTGGATGAGCAGCACCTTGGTTGTGTCCTGTTCTTGGAACCGCTTAACGATGTCGGAACGGTTGTTGACGCTGACGCTTCCGTTGATGACTTCACACGCTATGCCGTTCTTGGTCAGGTGCTTCTCCAGCAGTTCTATGGTGTGCGTGAACGGGATAAACACCAGCACCTTGTGGCTCGACTCCTCAATGACTTCCTGTACTACATTTAGCCGATTGCTCACGTCGAACTCGATGACTTCACCCTTGTCGGTGTACACCGCACCACCTGCAATTTGCAGCAGCTTGTTAATTTGTACCGCAGCATTGACCGCGCTCACTTCTTCCCCGTCGGCTTCAATCAGCATCTGCTTGCGTAATACGTTGTAGTACTTGTGCTGCTGGGGAGACATGATGGCTTCACGCTCAACGAACGTCACCGGAGGTAGGTCAAGACACTGCTTCTTCTCAAACCGGATGGCGGGCTGGAGGATGTTGGCTACAAGCTGGCTGGAGTTGGGCTTGGGAACCCAGCGGTACATGCTCACCTTGGTCATCACCGTGTCCTTGAACTGCCCGAAGAACGGCGACACAGCTTTGGGGTTTACTAGCTTAGCTAGTCCGTAAGCATCCACAGGCGACTGCGCAGCGGGCGTACCCGTCAGCATCCACAGACCCTTGATGACCTTGTTCAGGTCGCGCATGACCTTCCAGCGGGTTGTCTGTGCGTTCTTATAGGCAGATGCCTCGTCCACCACAATCAGGTCGAAGCCACCGGCAAGGATTTCCTTCTTGACGATGCCAACCCCATCGAAGTTGATGATGACAAATTCGGCCATGCCATTGATGATTTCCTTGCGCTTCTCTGCGCCGCCGTAGGCTATTGCAACCGTGCGGTGGATAGCAAACTTGAACAGGTCACCCTGCCACGCCGACTTCATAATGGACAGGGGGCATACCACTAACACTCGTTTTATCAGACCAACCTGCATGAGGTAGTCCACGGCCCAAATCACTGATGCTGTCTTGCCTGTACCCTGCTCGTTAAAGCAGAATGCTTTGGGGTTTGCTAATAGGAACTCTGTTGTTAACTTCTGATGCGCGAACGGGGTGAACCCGTGTGGACGGGGCCACTCATACTCTGATAGGTTCATTTTTTGGGTTTGTTTACTTTGACCGTGTGGTCTGAGTTGCGGGAGAAAGAACGGTTGGCACTTGGGCTTTTTAGCTTCAGGTTACCCGCAGCGTTTGTGCCCCCTTTGGATAGGGGGATTGCATGGTCGATGTCCTTACCGGCTCGGTCAACACCCTTCTTGTCCATCTCGGTGCGGGCACGTTGGCGTTCAAGGCGGGGCGCTTCTTCGCCTCGGTCAAGCTGCTGTTTGTATTCCTTTTTATAAGGTCTAGGCTTGTTTACGTATGGCATGATTAACTCCTGTTGTACTCACATGACTTTACCGCACAGAACTTGCACAGTGGGCCGCTTATGGGGTTCCACACCCCGTTCTTTACCGCTGCCTCGATACGGGCAACGTCTTGTGCTGGCTTCTCTAGGTACTTGACCATCATCTCCTTGTGGTGCTCAGCCCGCACGAACTCCTTGCTCACCACAAAAATCAGGCCCGACTTCACCCTCTGTATCTCCGGGAACTTGGCAAACAAGCCACAAGCAACAATGTCCAGTTGCTTCACGTCCGCATATCTCGCACTCTTGCTTGTCTTGTAGTCCACCGAGTGGGCTATCCCCGCCTTCCGATTAATAACCACCAAGTCGGCTATCCCATGCCACCATACATTCGGTGCACTGAAATCGCAAGCCTCTAGGTCTTTGGTCAGCCCTAGCTTCACCTCGCATAGCTTCTCTCCTTCGATGTTCTTGAGCGCGTCCAGCGTGGGCTGCATGTATTCAAACGCAGGGGGAACTGGCACATCATCGCGGATGTATTCCTCAGCCACCGTGTGGGCGGTCTTGCCATACAGCGTAGCTTGCGTGTCGGGCTCAACTATGTCCTTGACTATCTTGGTGTGGTAGTACTTCCTCGGACATTGTTGAAACGTCTTTAAGCTGCTGAATGACCAGACTATGGGTTTCATTTTGCTTTTACTCGCTTTGTTTTGTCTTTTTTTAGTGGGGCTGGGCAGTGGGGAGGGACATACGCCACACACCACTTTGCAGTTACGTACTTACCTTCAATCCAACTCGCAATGTATGCATCAGGCATTTTGTTCAGCACCCTGTAAATATGACGTTCATCCGTTTCCAAGCGTATGCTTATGGTTTGCGCTGTCAACCCATCTATGTTTGCTCTTAGTAATTTGCGAATGAGCGGGGCTTTGTGCTCATACGGTTTTTTCATTCTGTTCCTTCATGTGCCGCAGTGCACCGTACATCAGCCGCACGTTTACCAGTGCATCCATAGTCTTGGTCATGGCCTCATCAAATTTTCTGTCCAGCACAGCATCGTGTGCATCCTTCAACGCCTTCTCTGCGTCCATGCAGGGTTTCGCGTAATCAACAATCTCCATAGCTTGTTCCATATCCAGCCTCACAGTTCAAAGGTAATTCAAGCGCCCACTGGGGACGTAGGCGCATACATAGTTCAACGTACTCTTTCGCAACTTCAGCCTCGGCTGCGGGCACGATGATGGCAATGGCGTCATGGACGGTCATCACCACACGGTACTTCTTGGCAATCATCAGCATCTGCTCTCCGATGATGATTCGGGCTAGGGCTTGGCACACGTTCTCGATGACTTTGCCGCCGTAGATTCGGTTGGGGATAGTGGCCTTGCCCTTCTTGGTGTCGTAGACAATTTCGGTCTTGCCTTCCTCGTTCTCGTGTAGGCGTAAGTTCGGATACTTTAGGCGCAAGCCATTCGGCAGAATGATTCCATCTGCACCCTGAACGGATAAAAGGTCGCCGCGTCCAAGATGCGTCTGCTGCTTCTGTAGTATGGCCTTGAGCGCAACCCCTGCGTCTTTCCATAGCTCCACAATCTTCGGGTACGTCAGGCGGTACGTGTCGATGATGCGCTTGGCCTCGTCTAGGTCGGCGAGGACGTTAAAGTTTTTAAGTTGCGCATGGAACTTAGCTGCGCCCATGCCGTACCCTGCACCAAGGATAGTCACTTTACCCACAAACCGTTGCTCGTTGCCAATCTCCTTGACTGGCGTGTTGTAGATGGCCGAGGCCATTATCTTGTACACATCCTTACCGTCTTCAAACGCTTGCACTAGGTCGTCCTGCCCCGCCAGCCATGCCAACGTCCGCGCCTCAATCTGCGAAGAGTCCGAGTCCAGTATCACGTAGCCCTCGGGGGCAATCATGGCGTACTTCAGTGTTGAACTGCGTGGTAGGTTCTGTAGGTTCACCTTGTCATCGCCGCCCCAACGCCCCGTGTGTGCTGCGTAGTAGCGCAGGGGTACAGGCAATGCGCCCCGATTGGCAATCCCAATGAACCGCTCGGTGCGGGTCTCTTCGATGGTGGACTTCGTACCTAACCGCGCAGCCACAAGTGTTTGTACGTAATTGTTCTCGTGCTCAAGCAACGCCTTGAACTCCTCGTCAGTCTTGGAGAACGCATACGTCTGCTTGCCCGTGGTGGGGCTCTTCTTCATCGGCGGGACTACACCATGTTCCCGCAGCAACTCGGCAAACTTCGGGTTGCTCATCAAGCTGTCTTTGTCGAGTGCACCCAGCAACTGGGTTTTAGTGGCTTTAACCCTACCCAAGTGCTCTTCCAATATCACCGTATCTAACCTCAACACCGGCTCGGTAAACATCTTAATGGTCAGGTCAATGAGTCGCAACTCAGTCGGCGGGAACTCTCCACTCATCGCATTGAACAACTTCCATGTCAGAGTCACATCATTCTTGCAGTAGCCCCCGTACCGCTCAAGCTGCTCGGCAGGGAACGTCTCACGTCGTAGCCCCAAGGCATTGACTACCTCAGTACCCTTAACGCCGAGGCCATAGTGGGCTGAAAGCACAGCTAAGCTACCGCCTACCTCCGTCCCATGCAACGCACGGCCCATGCTTAGCGTGTCCAGCCACCCCTTGGGCTTGATGCCAAACTGCTCGGACAGGATGAACCCATCGAACACAGCGTTATGGGCTAGTGCAAGAGAATTCCTCCAGTCATACCCCGACAAAAACTGCGCGGTCTCTATCATGCTTCCGGTGAACCACTCGGGCTCACCATCGTCTACCTGTACTGCAACACCGATAACCTCGAACTGCGTGCTGCGTATGTACTCCTCAGTGGTGTACTTCTTCAGTCCATAGTCCGCTGAGTAGTACG